TTAAGGTTTGTATTGAATGACCAATCATCAAAGTCAATATTATCAAAGTTTAGTGTTTTATACTCTACTTCAGAGAATTGAATCGACTCTTCATTGACTTTATCTGTTACAAAACCAATTTTACAACTCGTTCTAGGCGCAGAAGCTATTGTAAACCATTCGTCACGCATGATTTTACGCCATTCTAAAGAGTTAAAATCAGTAAAACCACCATATATCTTGCAAGGTATAACATCGCCCAATGGTCCGCCGTCTGCCAAGAATCCTTCTTGTATGTGTTCTACTGTTCCGTTAGAAGTATAATAAATGTCATTCTCCACTTCTATAAACTCAGTAGCTTGAATACCACTATATTTATACATAGTATCATTACCATAGTTCCAAATGTATACTATATCATCTATATTGACCCAGTATTCGGTTTGATTCTTGTAATCAAGTGTTACTGCCAAAGCTAAGTTTAAACCTTGTAAGCTTAATTTAAGTCTATCTGATATTATCTTTGCATTTCTTTCATCTTCTACACTTGTTTCTGAACGCCATTTCCACATATTGAAACCACTCAAAGTTAATGGGTTGTTTTCAATCAATTGCACCATATTCTCTGCAATGTTTCCAATTGAATCGTTAAGATCATCATAATCATAATCGTAAGGGTTTAATCCAGTATTATCTGCGAAATTAGGGTTCGGAGTAGGTGTAACCAATTTAGAATCACTCTCTTTAAATATTATTAATTGTTTGTATTGTGCTTGTAATGCAGTTATTGCAAATTCATCATCGCCAGCTTCTACATAAGAATTAGCAGGGAAATAATTAGCCTTCTTAACTCCTGAGAATCTATAAACGTTCTTTTGATTAATATTACCGTAAACAAATAAATTTCTACCGTTATCTTTACCGTAACCAAGTGAAAATCTGTTGTTAATAACTAAATCTGCATTACCTGCGATAACTTTAACCCATTGGATAGATACTAAAGCTTCATTAACAGGTGCAACGATGAAAGTAACTTGACCTAAAGTCCTATTGACGTTGAAGTCGACCGTTTCCGTCTTAACAACACCGTCTACAGTGATTATTAATAAGTCAGCGTCTATGTCAGCTTCAGCCAATTGATACAATACTGATGATCCGTCACCGATGAAAGTTTGTTTTTTAGCGCCCGTTAATAAGTTGATCTCTTCAAATAAAGTACCACCACCTGCAGGAAGAGAGTTTAAAGCTATTGTAGGTATATAAGGTTCTACGTCTTTATAGGTTGTGCCATCATACTGTTTAAAGTTAGTTCCATTCATGAAATAGATTAACCCTTGAAACCAGAATATATCGGTTTTAACATCTGCTATAGTCCCAACGATAGTTATTACTCCACTTGTAATAAGTTCGCTCACAAGGACTTTATCGGTCGATATACCTAGGTTGTACTCGTATACATTGCCATTCCATGTGATTAACATGATGTTTTTGCCATTTATCGAACCTTCGTAGATTCCTTGTGCATTTCCTGCAGCCTCAAAATCTATAAAAGTATGACGTCCTGGTCTTTTCTGTGCTTTCATATTCTTCGTTACTCTAAAGTTAAACCCTTTAACCCATTCGCCTATTTTAATTTCAGTTTCCCCAACGGCTTCGTTGATACCATAAAACTTATCAATAGTAATAGGTTTTTGTTGTACTAAATTACTAACTCTAGCCATAATACGCACCACCACAACTGCCATAAGCATCAGATATTTCTTCTTCTTCAGCCGGACTTATTGTACTAGATTTAATCAACAACTCATTAGCTTTTTCTTCGAAATAATTGATCAATTGAGGATTTTCAGTTGTAGCCATTCTAGCGGCAACGAAGTTATTGACAAATTCTAATGCTATAGGGTTTGTAAGTATCACTGTATCTGTAGCTAGTGTAACTACCGTAGGAATTGCATTGTAAAACACTGTACATTCCCCCAAGTAATTGTTTTCTACATACATCTTGTTGTAACCCATTAACCTGTACTTAAAAACTTGTCCAGGCGTCAAATTTATTATATCGTCTATAGCTGCAAAATCAGTCGGTAACTCAAATATAGTATATATATCGTCTGTAGTTGCTCCTGTGTTGTCTATCTCGAATGGCTTTATGTTTTGTGCTACTTTATAAACTTCATTTAAAGCAGAGTTTATATATTTGATTCCGTTTAGTTCTAACGCCTTCATATCAGTATCATCAGAGGAGATAACTACTCCCCCGACATTTAATTCATCTATGAACGCACGAGCGGTATTTAAAATGTCTTGTGCTATCATTTAATCCTCCCTGTTGCCCTCTGCAACTGCTTCGAAACTTAATAATGATGTTAAATTATCTTGCACTACTATTTGCAATTCTTCTCCTTCTTCTAAAACGACAGGAGATCCTAGTTTCTCAAATGTGAATCTACCACTGATACCATTAACCGCTTGTGGATGTGTAGGGTCAAAGAATTTGAAATCAAACATCAATAAATCTAGTCTATTATTAGTTTTAGCATTATAGTAGTTTGTAAACGTACCATCTTTATTTTTCTTTCTAACCTCTATACCTCTCGTCAAGCCAGGGGCAGCTATGTCACCAAAACCATTATAAGGTGTATTGTTACTTGTAATCATATTTAACATTATTCTTGTCACGTTTACTTTTTGTGGGAAATTATTAATATAAGCAAACACTACAGGTGTACCCGAACCATCGGTCGATGCCATATCAAAATTTTCTCTATTGATTATAGCAGCCGATGTGAACATCCTATCTATAGGTCTATCTATAGTTAATGTATTAGTGGCCACACTGATAACAACGCCATAAAATGTACTAGGAACACCGTCTATTAATTCTTCCATTTTGAAAACTGTTCCAGCCACCATTCCGGTTGCATCAACAAGCACTAAAGTCCTGCTATCTATAACTGCATTAACGGCTAATTCGTAACTATTGGCTAAATTCTCAGATAAAGGCCCGATTATATCTCTATTCCCGAAAGATTTATGTCTTACTACTAACACGTTACCTTCGGGCATTGAGTTGTCAAACTTTTGTAACACATCCCCTAAATCTATCACTTTTTTATCGGAAGTTGTGTAATTGTCTCCCATTTTGCCCTCCTTTTATAAAAAAAGACACCCAACTAATGTTAAGTGTCTAATTGGTTTATTAGATCTCTCTGTAATGATTCTCTGATTGTTTTAATTGTGCTTGCATTTCCAAAGTTTGACTATCTAAATACCCCATATAGTAACTAAAAGGCATATGTGCCATCTTTCCAAGTGGGAATATTAATCTTTTACCGTTAATAGAATAAGTGAACGTCTTTACTTTTGGATTAGATCTATCAATCGGAACCATAATCCTCATTATTTCTTCGCCAAATGGATTGGTAGCAGATTTTTCTATTTTGCTTTGAGTTGATACTACAGGTTCAACTGTAGGCACGGTGATTTTTTCGCCTTTCAACTCTTCTAAATAAGCTTTTAGATTATCTTCGCCTAAATTATACCATGATGGCTTTAAATCAATATCTTTTTCGGTTGCAATCTTTTGGATCGCTTCTTTTAATTGCTCTTTAGTCATAATCCCTCCTAGGAAGGAGAGTCCGAAGACCCTCCGTAATAGTTATTTTTTAAACTCCAGCTACTTCAATTCTAACAACTGCTTCATCTTGTAGGATTTTTGCAGTAAATAGAGACTTCCAACCAACTGTAGACCATAAGTCTAACATTGAACCTGCCACATCTCTGTCCTTGATGATTAAATCAGGCTTAGAAGAACCATCAACATCTACAACACCAAAAGCATCAGCACCGATTAGAATACAAGCGTATACATCAATTGCAGCTGCTCCTGCTCCTGCGAATACAGGCGCTAAGTTTGAATCAACAAAGTAAACACCATCTAACTCACCAACGATACCTTGTTTGATCATTTCTGGTGTAACAAACTTTTGTGCATCTTTCCATTCTGTTAAGTTCTTTAATTGAGTGTAAATCTTAGGTGGTGTTAAACAAACAAAACCATCTCTACCATTAGGCATTTTGATCTTCTCAACATTTTCAGTTTTAAGGTTCTCTGTAATATCGTTCAATAATGCATACGTCATAACATCGCCAGCTGCAACAGTTAATCTAGTTGTAGCGTCTCCACCGTAAAATACAGTTGTACCAGCTGCTAATATATCCATCGTGATTGAATCAATAGTTCTTGCTGCGTGCTTACCAAACATTTCAGAAGCTTCTAATACGTTGTTATCAATACCAGTATCTTGTAATTTGTCTGTAATCTTTGTCCATGTACCGTATTGTGATACAGTGGCAGTTAATTTATTTACAGTGTAATCAACATCTGAAGGGTCAACACCTTCTGTTAATGGTGTTTTAGTTAATGCTGGTGAAATGAAACGTCTCCACGAACAGTTGTCACCTTCGTTTTTAGGGATTGGTGTTTTCTTTCCGTATTTCATTAACTCAACCTTGTTAAGCAACTCTGTTAATAAGGCTCTCTGACAAAATTCTTTATTCTCATTAGGGATTCCTGCTAAACTATTCATTTATTTCTCCTTTAATTGTAGGAGTTAGTAACCTCTTTTAATTTTCGCTTTTTGTTTTTCAAAGTCTGCATTTGATAAACCCCAAACACCTTTACTTTGCTTTTTATAGGTCGAATTAGCAGATGGTGTACTTTTCTCCTGTTTATTTTGGAGTTTCTTTAACACATCTTGTTCGGTATCACTCTTGATGCTTTCGAATTGTTGCTCCATGAGTGCGTACTTCAAAGGTAATCCATCGGCTACCTTATTCCAAGTTGCCGTAGTTACTTTATCTGATGTAAGATCTCCGTATCCATTATTTTTATACCATTCAATAGCTTCGCCATCGTTTTCGGTATTTAAATTTTGTTTATCGTTCTCTAATTGTCTTTTTTTAGATTCTTCATTTTGTGAGTTTAAAGCTTTTTGACCTTTAACGTGTTCAATCGCTCTTTCCTCTGTCATCCCCTCATTTTTGAGTTCGTCAACAGATAGGGCCGTTTCGTAATCTTCGAATGTCTCATAACCATTATCCGAAAGAAACTTGTTCATGAATTTACGTTGTGCTGAGTTTTCTAATTGTTCAGCTTGTGTTTTAAACTCGTTCATTCTCTCGAATGTTTGATCATAGTTTTCTGATTTCTGTATTCTTGTGATTACATCATCAAAAGATTCTATGTTCATTGCTTCACCCTTGTATACCGCTTTACTATTAATCGCATTTAATAGTTCCGAGTAATCTTGGGGCGCTTCTTCTTCTGTATCTGGTTGCGAATCTTCAACATCTGAGTCGGCTTGTGTATCCGTTTGGTCAGAATTTTCAACTGGTGTGTCTACTTGTTCATCTCCATCTTCAGAAAAAAACTGAAGGTTAAGTATATTAAGCATGTATTCCTCCTTGGACTGGTCTGTCCTATACATTAATATTACTACAAAGGCGAAC